ATCCCCCACGCTCCCCTACCTCACAACTCAATTTAAATCCACAGCTTCCAACCCTTGGCACTCATACCTTATGTTTGCCACCTAGTTATCAAAACAAGACTATCACACTATCTTTATAACACATAGTTATCAAGACTACTTGACAACGTGAATAAAAAAGGCTAGACTAATTACAGGAGGTGTTATTTTGGACAAAGTCACACAATTAATAAGCATGGTTGGTTTTCCTTGTGCGATGTGTTTAATTCTAGTCTATGTCATTTATAAGTTAAATGAACAGCACAAAGAAGAGATTAGTAAACTTACTGCAACCATTGAAAACAATACACAAGCATTGATTAAATTAAGTGATAAGTTAGGAGTTGATATTAATGTCAAAAACGCAAGTAATTAAACGTCAAGAATGGTTGTTAAACATACCTCAAGGAGGTTTCAATAAAGAAAGTTTATTTGATAGCTATGTACTTTACTTTTTTGATAAGTGTTTTTCAATTTTTGATATTGAGGGATTGCCTAAAAGCATACCTAAACATGATATATTACGTTTACTATTTTCTTATGGTTGGTGTGTAGTGCCTAATGAAAAAATTAAGGGGGGTATATATGCTTTTACAGGTGGGCTAGGAGGAGTGTATAATACATACTATGAACCAACGCAAGTAATAATTTCCAACCCTTATTTAAATTATAATAAGACCTTAACTATTCAAGATGATAAGGACGCTGTATTAATAAGGAATGATACTTACTTAATGGGATTATACCCTCTTATTAATAAGTATGCCACAATAATGACCGAATGTGATTTATCGCTAAGGTTAGGGGTAATAAATACACGTAAAGTAAATACTTTCGTTGCTGACACTCAAAGTGTGAAAGATGCTTTTGATAACTATAATAAAGCTGTAGAAGAGGGAGTACAACCAAGTGCAATAGTTTCAAACGCTTTTTTACAAGGACAAGATGGACTAAAAGACGTTCAACAACCGGTTAGAGTTAGTAATTTAAAGGATTTAATTGAGTTGAAACAATATTGCGTTGCTAGTCTATGGAATGAAATAGGTGTTAATGCTAACTACAATATGAAGCGTGAAAGCATAAACGAAAGTGAAAGCGGACTCAACGAACAAGCATTAATACCATTTATTCAAGATATGTTAAATAATCTAAAAGAGGGATTTAAAAAAGTTAATGAAATCCATAATTTAAATATTAGTGTTGAATTATCACCTATGTGGAGAACAACTTTTGAACAAGTTGTTGAAGCTCCTCAGGTTGAACAAGAAGAAGTTAAGGAGGATGCTAAAAATGAAGTTTGATAACACTTTAACTATTGGAGATATTGAGGGGTTTAACTTATTTGATTTATTAAAAACGAATTATAATGAAGATGTAGTTAAACTTCAACAATTACTTTCAATATCTAATGAAGAATGGTTAATTTTTGATACTGATTATAAACTCAATCACGCATATGAATTAATTCAAAGTCGGTTATTACAAGTTGATGAGGGCCAACTCGATTTTTGTTCAAAAGTTATTCACGCTAAATACTTCCCTAACTGGTTAAGGTTGGCTCAGGCTTTTTATAGTGATTATAATCCTATTGAAAATTATTCAATGGAAGAGGAAAGAACTCCTAATCTAACAACTACTGAGGTAGGTAAAGAACAATCTTCAAAAGATAATAGCCTAGTTAATACAGGCACAACAAAGAATACCGGAACAATTAAGAATGATAGTTCATCGAATTCTATGGCTAATAACAGCGAAAATACTTCTAATACACATTTAGTTAGTCCGTTTAATAATCCTAGTGAGTTTGTTAACAATGATAAAAATGATATTGTTGTTAGTAGTGATAGCACTATTAATAATACAGGTTCAACAACTCAAACGGATGATACAACGAAAACGGATGACTACACGACCACAGGAACGGAAAGCAACAACGTTGATACTAATAGAACTATAAAAGCAACCGGAACCGAAAAACTAACACGAAGTGGAAACATCGGTGTGACAACTAGTCAACAAATGATAGAAAGTGAAATTTCATTACGAAAACTAGATATTATCAATATGATATATGAAGATATTGACAAAGTTATTACAATACCTTATTATATTAATAGGAGGTGTTAAAAATGAATACTAATTTAGGCGGTTATAGAATGATATCTTTAACAGGTATTGATTTAAATGAGACCAACATAACAGCAAGGGCTGATATTATCAATGAGCTTGAAAAAATTGATAAACCTATTATGTTAACCGGTATTAGAATTAACTCAAAAGCAAAAGCCCCAATATTCATTACTTATAATGAGGGTAAAGCAATAATTTATGATAGAGATTGTACTTTTACAAGGGATGAACAGGGCTTAACTAAAATCACAACAAAGGAGGTTGGAGCGTGATGAATAATGCACAAGGTGGCTATAAAATCATTGATTTTAAGGGCATTGATTTAATTAATGAAGAAATCCCAAACACAAGCATTTATAAAGCTATCGAAGAAAGCTATAAATCAAAAGCATTGTTATTAACTAATATTGTTATTGATAAAGTTGAGTACAACGCAGTTTTCAAAGAAATTAAGCACATTGATAATTATTACACTTTTGAAGTATATGATAGAATTATTAAGGTGTATGCTGACAAAGTTGAAAGTTTACCAAAGTTTGAAATTAAAACAATTGATTATACTCAAATACCTATAGGAGATTCGAGGAGAAAAACGATAGAAATATCGCCACATAATCAACAAATAATTATTAATAATTTCGAACCAAAAAGCATTTTAGATATTTATTTAGGAGGTATATCACAAAAAACTCCATATAGTTTTTTTATATCATCACCTTTTTTATTAATTGATACGGCGCCTACTCTATCAACTGATGTTTCTATAAAGAGTTATAACAATGTCGTTAATAATGACAATACTTTCACAAGCGATATTATGCTTGAAATTATAAATAAAACAACAGTAAATACATTAATTATCAAAGTCAACTGCATTGACAATGTTTATTTTTTAAATTTCATTAATGGAATGGAATTATAAATAACTTAAAAGGAGGAAAAAAGAAATGGAAGTTAAACAAATAGCTCCCCTAGTTAATGAGGTGTTAAAGTCTACCTTAGGGGAAGAAACGACTTTACTTGAAGAAGATTTAACGAACTTAGTAAGTGTTGGCGAAACAATTGAAAACGCTAAGGCATATGACAATTATGTACGTGCTTTAGTTAATAGAATTGGTAGAATGGTTTTTGTTGATAGACAATATCAAGGTGACGGAATTAAGGTTCTAATGGACTCATGGGAATATGGTTCAATTTTAGGCAAAGTGGATGCCGACCTACCAGACGTTAGCGAGAATGAAAGTTGGCAACTTGAAAACGGAACATCATACGACCCTAACATTTTCAATGCTCCGAATGGAGTTAGTGTTAAGTTTTATAACGGATTAACTACTTTTGAGGTTGACCGCTCTATCACTGACCGACAAGTAAGGGAAAGTTTCACAAGTGCCTATGAAATGAATAGGTTCATTGAAATGATTTTTACAAAGATTAATAACGCTTTAACTTTAGCAACTGAGAATTTGATTAAACGTACTATTAATAATTTTATCGGTGTGACTTTAAAAAATGAAGTGCCTGACGGCAACTATTCACAACACTCAGGAGCAAAAGCCGTTAATTTATTGAAATTATATAATGATACTTACACAACCACATTAACTAAAGAAAAATGTATTTATGATAAGGATTTCATTAGATTTGCAACTTACAAAATGGGTAAGTATATCGACATGTTAAAGACATACTCAGTATTATTCAACATTGAAAAGAAACAACGATTTACACCAAAAAATTTACTACATGTCATTATGTTAAGTGATTTGAAACGTGCAAGTGATGTATTCCTACAAAGTGATACATACCATAATGAATTAACCGAACTTCCACTAGCTGAGACAGTTGTTAAATGGCAAGGAACAGGCGAAGCATATGATTTTGCCGATGTTTCAAAAATACATGTAAAAACATCCGAGGGCGACACTATTGAGGCTGACGGCATTCTAGCTGTAATGTTTGACAATGACGCTTTAGGTGTTAATCTTTATGATAGACGTGTGCTAACTAATTATAACGCTAAGAGTGAATTTACTAATTATTTTTATAAGCAAGAAGCTAGATACTTCAACTCATTTGATGAAAACTTTGTTGTATTCTATGTAGCTTAAATTTAAAGGCTAGGCTTTTATAGCCTAGTCTATTTTTTATTTTAAAGGAGGTTATAAAATGATTTTTAAAATTTATGACATTAAAGGACCGCGAGCTGTAATAGACAAATATTATTCAATTCATTTATCAAAAACAATTGACATAAACTTATTAAAACCATTTAATATTAACGCGACATATATAGATGTTAAAGATGCTATTGATTTGCAGGATATCGCCTATATTTCAACGTCTTGGAATAACAAAGAATACTATTATTATATTGATAATATAGAGCTTTTAAACGGCGGTATAATGCGTTGGTATATTCAACTTGATTATTTATACACATATAAAGAAAAAATCTTAAAAGAAGAACTATACATTGAGCGTGCTAATCAATTTAATAATTTCACTTTAAAAGATGAATTATTTTTAAAGAATGACGAAATAAGTATTATTAATGATGATACTAACCCTATCATTAATAAGACTACTAATATAACTTTAAATCCTAATAATACATATATAGTTAATGTTATTACACCTGAGGCGACATCGGCTCAAATAGGTAATAGCACTATTAATGAATTAAATGGTAGTATGTTCGCTCCTCCAAATAAAGTTAATGAACAAATTTATGAACTAACCGAAAGTCAATTAAAAAGTTTATCTCAAGCCGTTATTACAAATGATAATTTAAAATCATTTATTAAATCAATAATTAAATTTCCGATATATATCGATTATGCTAGAGATGGTACAGGTAGTGCTATAACAATGCCTTTTAAAGTAGGTAATGAAGATATAACGGATATATCAAACGTGCCTATAGCTCCTAATAGATATGAATATAATTTAATAGCCGATTATGATTTCACTAGATTATCATTAATAAACTTTAAAGACGCTACAAGGTTTGGCGATAGTGTTATAACGCTTTATATTGTCTCATATGGAAGCGTTCAAGTTAATTATTTAGATTGTGTGGGTGCTCATTTATTAGTTAATTCAATGATAAACTTAACAAATGGCGAAGCAACTATTTACATAACTAGTGTGAAAGGCAATGCATCAAGAATTATCTATACTAACACTTATCAACTAGGTATACTATTATCATTAAATAGCACAAATGCATATGAAAATAATGTTCAAGAAAAAAACGGCATATGGAACACTATCGCAAGTGGTGTTGGAGCTATATCAAGCGTAGCCGTAGCAGGGTTAACAGGCAATCCTTTAGGGCTTTTAAATGCTACTAATCAATTTGTTGGAATGGTGACAGGAACAGCAAAGACCGCTAATAGCATTGTTGATAGAGCTAGCGGAGGAACAATAACCGGTGCATCTACATTCGTACAATATAAAAAGAACGATTATACTATAGCCTATAAAGAAATAATTAATTATGTTGATGTTGTAAATAACTATGGACGTTTAGTTATGAATTTTATATCACTAGAAGATTTTTCAAAAAAATCATACTTTAACATAGCCCCAGGACAACGACTAAAAGAGGGTAATTATACGTTAACAGCTGAGAATACTATTCTTGAATTACTTCAAAATGGTGTGTGGACGTCTTATTATGATGAAAATGATTATCCATTCACTTAATTAAATAAAGTTTAGAACCCTCTTAATTGAGGGTTTTATTATGTTTAACTTTAGAAAATAAGTTTATAAAGCCTTTTTTCATTTTCTTGTTGAAAAGTCACTTTTTTGTGGTAAACTATAGGCGTAAAGAAGAAAGGAAGCACTAAGGTGCTAAGGTGGTTAAAATGAAATTTGATGTTAAAAATTATAAGCAATTTAATGAAGAAAGAAAAAATTATGAAATAGTTTGGTTCTTTCATGACAATGTCATGATAGGTAGTTGCAGTGCTAATGAAGATATAATTATAAGAGATTTTATTGATGATGAACTAATAGTACAATTTGCTGATAAAAGTTATAGGATGTATTGTACAAGTATTGAATTGAGTGAATTTTAGGAAGTGATAAAAATGATTTACATTTTAAAAAAACATAACTATGATGGTTATGACGCTTATACAAGAATTACCCACAGCAAGAAAGCATGTTTCAATTATTTCATTAAATTGAAGCAAGATAACATTAGTGAACTATGTGTATATAATGATGAATGGAAACTTGAACGCGTTGTTAGTGGTTATTATAACATATATGAATTTTTAAAAAGATAAAGGAGGACTTAAAATGAAATTTGAAAAGAAAAAATTATATTATAGTAAATGTAATAATGGTAGCTATGATATATTTATTCACAATTTTCCTAAACAAGATATTTACGAAAATGTTTGTAATTGGCATGCACTTTTAAAGCTCTACCCTAAAAGAAAATATAATTATATAAAATTAGAGGGATGGATTTAAATGACTAAAAAAACAACATATTTATTACATTTACAAAGAGATAACTATTACTTTGATAGTATAGTAGAATTGAGACATTTTATGTTAGGTAAAGGATTAGCTCCTTGCATTTCAATTAGCAATATTACAAGTACACTTGATTTAGTTATTATTGAAGTTTATCCGGTTTACATTTAAGGATGTGATAAAATGAGAAGAATATTATTAATTATTACTTTTAACATTTACGTGTTATTAATAATAACAGGTATTGTACTTTATTCAGTATTTAATATTGAATTATTGTTATATGTTAGTATAGGCAGTTTAGTGTTATTTGTACTAATAGTATTATCAATATTACTATATCTAGTTTTAGAGGACTTAGATTAAAGGAGGTGAAATGATTAAAATGAAAAATGAATATTATTCTATTAGTATTGCTTATTTCAATAGTGAAGAAGGAATAACAGGAAAACAAGTTAATATAAATAATTTGCCTGATTTAGAAACGGCTTTAAAACGTGTATATAATCATAAACGTTTAATTAAAGCAAGTGTTGAAAAAGGTATTAATACAATTTACGATATTGCTATTAGACACTTTGTAAAAGCTCCTACAGGACAATACGTTAATGATATCACTATACAAAATGGCAACATTATAGTATACTAATTATACCAATTAATTAAAATTGAGTTTGTTGGTAAAACTCTTAAAGGAAAAAATCAACGTTATATTAAAATTATGCAAAATTTAAACAAAAGATTAATCACACTTTACAAGGGAGAAAGAACAAGTAAAACCGGAAATAAATTTCCGACGTACTACACTAAGCTAATTAATAAGGAGGGTAAGTATATGAACGTGGGTGTAAGATTTAGCCAAAATCTAGACACTTCAGCTTTAAGCCCTTATAAATTAGACATTAACGCTTTAACAAAGTATAAAGGTAGTTTATTGACAAGTGACTTTTCAACACCTGACTATGGTTACGAACCATATGTAGGAAAAGACGGCAAGAAAAAATACCCTTGTATTTATATCAACAACGTGCTTAAGTATGTAGTGTTAGAAGCCGAAGCTCCAAAACATGAAGATAAAGAAGAATGGTCTTTCGTTGCTGAGGAAGAGGAAAAGCAACAACCTAAGGCTTTAAACTCTGATGTGGTTGAGAATTTAAACATTGACAAAGTTAAAGATATGTTTGATGACGTAGATATTTCAATTAAGGACTAACTCATATGTTAGTCTTTAAGACTATTAAAGGAGGTCTTGAAAATGGTATATAAGCAAAAAAGTAAACCACTAGTTGATGACAAACAATTTGAAACGTTTTTACCTAAAAACAATGATTTTAAAAAGACTTTGTATGGGTGGCACCCTATTAAAACTAAAAGCTTTCGTCCGGGGCGATATGTGAGTGTTGATGATAAGCTTTTATCTCTTCCAGTTGATGAATTGAAAGAAGAAGTTAGAAAAGAGGTATATAAAGTTAATCGCAATATCAAAAAATTGAAAGAATATGAAAAGCGTACAGGTCAACATTCTCAAGCGTTAGATAGTTTACTTCTTGACGAACAAAATAAGCTAAGAATAGCACGTCAAAAAGGTAAACCTGACTACATTTATAAACAGGAATTACTTACTAAACTTAAAGAAGCTAAGTATTTTAATGAACTAAAAACGTCAAGCGTTGCTAAGCAAAAGGCTTACGAAAAACGAACCGAACAAGAATTTGAACAAAGGTTTGGGATTAAAATTGATAATAAATCTAAGTTTTGGTCTTTATATAACGATTTTCAAAAAACTAGAAATAGTGATGGATTGTTGTCCAGTGAAGCAGTTCAACAATCTATTAGTAAACGATTTGAAAAGCTCGATAAATACCATCAACAAAAAAGAATTAATGATTTGATTGAAGAGGAGGCAACTAAAATTGAAAAAAGAACCCAAAAGCAAAATAACTCCTCTTTCTTTGAAGTATGATAAATGTAATTCTATTGAAGAATTATTTATTAATGATTATGCAACTTGTAAAAAACAAAAAATTAATTATATTAATTTATCGTGTTCATTTGATATTGAAACAAGTTCATTTTCTAATAATGGAGAAAAACAAGCTATTATGTATATGTGGGGAATAGGGGTTCAAGGTAAAGTATTTATTGGTAGAACGTGGGACGAATTCATTGAAGATTATTATAAATTAGTGGATTTTTTTCACCTTGATTATGATAATAAACGTTTAGTAATATATGTACATAACTTAGCGTATGAATTTCAATGGATTAAATCAAGGCTAGAATTTAATGACGTTTTCGCAACTGACGAAAGAACCCCTATATATGCTATTACTAAAGAGGGTGTTGAATTTAGATGCAGTTATCTACTTACAAGTAAACGACTTGAAGAAGTGGGAAAAGATTTAAAAAGATATAAAGTTGAAAAATTGGTTGGTAATCTTGATTATGAACGAATAAGGACGCCTGAGACAATCATTAAAGAAAAAGAGTATAATTATTTAGTGAATGATAATCTAGTTGTTATGGCACATATACAAGAATGTATTGAGGATGAAAAAAGCATAATCAACATACCCTTAACATACACTGGCTATGTTAGACGTTATTGTAGAAATATGTGTTTTTATAATAATGATAATAATCATAATAAAGACGTAGAACAATATAAAAAATACAGGCGATTTATTGAGGGGTTGACGATTAAATCATGTGATGAATATAGGCAACTAAAAAGGGCTTTTAGTGGTGGTTTCACACACGCAAACGCGTACTATATTGGCGAACGTTGCAACAACATTTATTCTTTCGATTTTTCTAGTGACTACACTTACCAAATGGTTAGTAAATATTTCCCCATGTCTACAGGTCGACTAGTTGAAATACATTCAAGTGAAGAATTTAAAAACTACATTGAAACTTATTGTTGTTTATTCGACATCAAATTTACAGGACTTAAAAAACGTTTTAAATGGGAAACGTGCCTAAGCTATTCTAAATGTTGGAATACTCAAAATGTTGTGCTCAATAACGGACGTGTAGTAAGTGCTGACGTACTTGAAACAACTATCAACGAAATTGACTTTAAATCAATAAATAGTTTTTATACTTATGAAAAAATTGAAGTTGCAAACTTTAGAATCTATAGACGCGGTTATTTACCAACGTCATTAATAAAAGCTATTTTGACTCTTTACGAAAATAAGACTAAATTAAAAGGTGTTAAAGGACGTGAAGAAGATTATCAACGCTCTAAATTTTGGCTAAATGGTGTGTATGGAATGTGCGTCACTGATATTGTACGTGAAGTTAGTACGTTTGATAATGTGAATAAATTAATTACATATGGAACAATTGACAATAAAGAAATGTCAGAGCTTTTAGAAAATTATAATAAAAATAAAAAACGTTTTTTATTCTACCCTTGGGGTGTATGGGTGACTTCTTGGGCTCGTTATTGTCTATACACAGGTATTTTAGAATGTAAAGAAGACTATCATTATAGTGATACTGACAGCATAAAAATAAGTAATGTTGAAAAACATTTAGACTATTTCAATAAATATAATAAACGTGTTGATGAATTACTTCAAAAAGCACTTAGTTATCATAAACTACCTTTTAGTATGGTAAAACCGAAAACTATTGAGGGCGTTGTTAAAACGTTAGGTTATTGGGATTTTGAGGGGGTTATTAAAAATGGTAAGTATTTACCCTCATATATTTTCTTTAAAACGTTAGGAGCTAAACGCTATATGGTGCTAACACCATCTAATAAAAAGAACCTGAATGAAGAAATAGAGCTAACATGTGCTGGTGTTAACAAACATAAAGCAACTCCTTATTTAATAGGCGATAAAAAACAACTTGTAAAAATTCAAAAGCCTAGTAATAGATTTAAAGTTTGTTATAATGATGTATTTAAGCGTTTTAATGATGGTTTAAGCGTTCCTCAAGACTATACAGGAAAGCTCGTTCATACATACATAGACGAAGAAATAGAGGGTATTGTAAAAGACTATCAAGGTAATTATTATAAATATAATGAAAAAAGTTGCATTCATTTATCAAAAACTGAGTATAACTTATCATTGAGTAATGAATTTATTAACTACATTGATAATATTTTAAAGGAGGATTTAAGATAATGAAAAAATATTATAAATTAACTAAAATATTACAGCTTAACGCTGTATATAACTTTATAATTGGCGAGCGTTCTAATGGAAAAACTTTTGCATGTCTAGAATATGCCGTAAAAGAGTTTATTAAAAACGGCAATAGATTTGCATACATAAGAAGACGACGCGACGAAATGAAAGCTCAAGATATTCAAAAATTATGCAATAAACCTATTAAAGAATGGACTAAGGGGGAGTATAGTATTATGAATTACTATCAAAATGACTTTTGGTTATGTAATGTCGATGATAAAGGAATAGTACATCGTGAAGCCCTTGTAGGTCATAGATTTAATGTACAGGATGAACTTAATTATAAAAGTTATGAATACCCTAACGTACAAACGATTATTTATGATGAAGTAATAACAAGTGGTAGTTATTTAGAGGATGAATTCGTTGAGTTTGAAAACTTACTTTCAACAATTATACGTGATAGACTTGGAGTAAAAATTTTTATGTTAGGCAATACAATTTCAAAATATTGTCCATACTTCAATGAAATGGGTTTGACTAATGTTAAGAAACAAAAACAAGGCACTATTGATTTTTATACTTACGGCGAAAGTTTGACAACGGTTGCCCTTGAATATTGTCGTAAACGTGACGATAATGAAAGCAAACTTTCAAAGTCCACTTATTTTGGTTTCAACAATCCTAAACTAAAAATGATAACTCAAGGCTATTGGCAAATTGCTATATATCCTAAATTGCCTGTTAAATATGTACCTAGAAATATTGTAATGAATTTCTTTATATGTTTTGACGGCGAAACCTTAAAAGCTGACATTGTCAATGTTGATAGAACACTATTCATTTACATAATGCCATTTACTCGTGAAATGACTAAGAAAGATACAACTATCATTTATCAACAGGAATTTAGCGTTAATCCTCTTCATCATAGAAATATACTTACAGGAACGCAACCATATGCTAAATTAATACAGAGTCTATTTAAAGATGATAAAGTCTTTTATCAAAGTAATGAAGTAGGTGACTTGGTCAACGCATATCTTGAATGGTGTTATAATCTTTAATATTAGATAACTAGGTTAGACATTAGTCTAGCCTTTTTTATTCACGTTGTCAAGT